TAGCAAATTTCTTTTTAGCAGCTTCCAAAAATTTTGGAGTATTTGGATGTTTTTTTGGATCTAAAATTTCCTTTTTAAAATCCTTCTCAGTTTTAGATGAAAGATTATAACAATCTGCTATAACAGTTTCAAATAAAGCAGAGGCTGAAGTTGCCGCTTCCAGCAATAATTCTTCAGAAAGTTGTTGATGTTGTTTAAATGTTTGCATTTTTAGATAAAATAGGGGGAATTGTGGACAATATAAGGTAGGCTGTTTCAAATTCCCATGTTAATATAAGGTGAGGGGAGCACTCAAGCCTGGAAGGTTCTGAGAATCTTCTTCCAGTATGTTCCCTGAAACCCCCTCTTTTAGTATTTATAATACTAAAACTTCCAATTGACTGTATTTACTTGTTGAGATTTAGGATTTTCTTGACCAGAATCGACTAAACCACTTTGTGCTTGTTGTTCAACATCATATAGCTTCATCTTTGGTCTGTCTATTCCAAGTATGAATTTTTTGTTTTTGGTGAGGTCATTATATCGATTTTTGAGTTGTTTTACCAGTATTTGGTTAAGTTCCTCTAATTCCTCAGTTTGTATGAGTGCAAACATGAAGTCAGCTGTCGATGGTAGTCCAAAACTTTCACTTGTGTCCTCCAAACCAAAGTCAGATGCGGTGAATCCAGTTCTATTCACCTGAGTAGCTGAGACGATTGGCACATTCTGTTCGACTGCAAATCCTCTCAATTCTTCTGCAATGGCCTTAATATAGAAATAAGAACCAACATTTGAACCAGACCTGAATCTGGAAGATGCACAAATGTTTAAATAATCGATAAAAATAATTTTAGGTGAGAATCGTTTTTTAATAAGTAATTCTTTTATTAATGAACGAAAATGTCCTGCATGAGCTGATGCTGTTGGGTATTCTTTAATAATTAATTTTCCCTGAGTTTTCTTTTGGATGCTATCTACGGATGTGTCAAATATTGTTTTGGGTAGATCATGCAATTCATCAATAGACAAGTCCATCAGATTAGCATCTATTCTTTCTGCAATCCGTTCTTCTGCCATTTCTAAAGTGATGTACAAGACATCATATCCATTCAAAAGAACATTTGCAGCATGATGACACATGAATAGGGTCTTACCTACTCCTGTACCAGACATTACAATGTTTAGGGTTTTGTTGGGAAGTCCACCGTTTGTTATCTTGTTGAAGTACTCAAGATCGAAAGGAATCTTTTCTTCCTTTCTGTGATAAAACGAAAAACGATCTGGGGCATTATCAATATAATCATGACCAATAGAAATATCAAAACTAACAGACAAAGCATCAGACAAAATGTCAGGTAAGCTAGAAGTATCCCTATCTTTATCATTCCCACCAATAATGTTGATTCCATCCAGTACGGCAAGATGGAGTGCTCGTTCTTTGCAATATTGTTCTGTGGTTTCGACCAACCATTTTTGTTCGACTTTTTCATGTGACAGATTTTTTAATAATTCTTGAGCAGATTTCCATGTATCCTCATTAAGATCTTTCCGTTGATCTATTTCTACCTCTAATGCTTCTTTAGAAGGTATGTTTTTATACTTATCTACAAATTTATATATTTCATCAAAAACTATTTGATGATCATTACCCTCAAAATATTTAATCTTCAGAAATGGTAAGACTTTCCTTGTGTAATCTTCGTTGGTCAGCAAGTGACTTAGTATCATTGTCTCTGTAGATGATTTCAAATTCATTATCTTCCTTTAGTCCTTTCTCTAGACATGATACTAAAATATCACCGGCCACTTGATGAAATTCTTTTTCATTATCTAGATGGTTTGTGTTTTCCCACTTTGCGGGCTTTAATGTGAAATGTAAGTTCATTCCACCTTTTTTTGTTTCTTCTCCCATCATAACATCCTCATAAAGATAAATCAATCCTTTAAATTTACCTTCATCAATACGAATGGCACTGAGCTCTGAGTCATCACCTTCACGAACTACTGATGAATGTTTTACTGTTTCTATTGGTGTATATTCAGACATAATGTTTATAACTCCCTAAAATATATTTGTCGTTTGATATGGGAACATTGCCTCTATGCAGAAATGTCCATAATGAAGGGAATACAAGTATTGTACCACACACAGGCGAAATAGTCAAGTCTAAAGTTGGAAACTCTGTTTCTCCCCCTTCAGTTACATCATTGAGGTAAACAAAGAATACAAGAAAACGCCTTGCAGAAATAGAATCCCCAACATCAACATGATCTAAAAAATTACCAATACCAGTTCTGTACCGTTTAATTCGCAGTTCTTCCCATGCAGATTTTTCTGGAAACGCCTTTTCATGAAGTTTAACATCTTGTTTGTACTTTTCTAAAATACCATCGAATCTTTTGTAAACATCTAATTGCATTTTCAATGTTTGTTCCCGAAATGAATTCAAATTTGCTTCATCAAATTCACGATGGCCTTCCAGTTTAGTTTGTACTAATTGATTACTTTCATCCAGAATTTCAAACCATTCTATAATTCCAGCACATTCTTCTTTACTGAATATCTTCGGGTATGTCTTGATCCATTTCTCCATATAGGAATTCCTTTTTCGCAGCTAATTCTAAAGCCATCATAACTTGTTCATTAAAATATTTTTCTGGATCATCATAGATAGATTTTCCATATAACATCTTTCCCCTTATTTCATAACGATTACCAGACTTTTTAAAAATTCCATGTTTCTCACCAAATTCCAACAGGCCATAAAACTTATCAATTCCTGAATGATAACCCAATCGAACATCAACCATTTTATTTTCGACTGTCAATCTGGATTTCTGAGTCTTGCAATGGATAATATTACCGACTACCTCAGTTCCTTCCTTGTCTTTTTTCTTGGAAAGATATATGATTGAACTGGCTGCATACTTGAGTCCAGAACCACCACCCATTTCTTTAGTCGGCATATATGCACCTATCACATCATAGGTATGATTGGTCACTATCAACGGCACGTTAGCACGACCTAACTTGAGAGTCAGGACTCGAAAGGTTGCTTTAATAATTTGAGCTCTGGTCATATCTCTGGTTTCAGATCCAGCAGCAGTATCCTCCAATTCCTTTGTAGTTGACAGATTTCCAAGAGAATCCAATATAATCAACATTGGCTTTTGTTCTTCTTCTGCAAGATATGCATCCAGACATTTGATTGCTTGTGACCTAAACTCCTGTATGGTCACTACTGGTAGAATTACCATTCTTTTAGGGTCAATACCTCTCTGGATAATCAATTCCTTTGGTATCGCAGATTCGGATTCAAAATATAAAACTCCACCCTCTGGATTTGTGTCCAAAAATTGTTTGACTATTCCTAATGCAAAGTATGTTTTTCCTGTTGCAGTTTCTCCTGCAAGTGCCGTAATTTTATTTGAAGGTAATCCACCATGCAGACTACCAGAAAGTAAAGCGTTAAACAAGTAAGAGCCGGTATCGATGTAATTATGAACATCACCAGCCGCCACACCTTCTTCCACGATTGAGGCATATTCATTTCCTGACTCCTTTATAAATTTTGATAAATCCATATTATCCTCCTATATATTTAGCAGCATTTCTTAATGCTATGGGATTCTCATTAAATCTACTTAATCCATTATTACAGTAATCACAAATCCATCCTCTGAATTTTCCTGTAATATGATTATGGTCTATTCTCCATATTGTTTTTTTCCCCTGTTTCTCATGAAAAGAACCATTGAATTTAATTTCAGACTCCGTTCTTTCACAAATAGGACAAGTATAATTAGGCTCATTTGGAAAAGGGTATTGTAATTTAAGATTCTTTGCTATTTTTACTTGTTTTTTTATACAAGAATTACAATCATTTCTTTGTTCTGTTTTATTTCCTGTTTTTCCATAAGAACGAAAATTAAAATTATCTAATGTCTTATATTCGCCACATTTAATACATTTTTTAGTTTCTGGTAATATTTCATCACCTAAAAACTCACATAAATTACTCATCTCTATTTTCAGATTTGTCAACAGAAAACCCTTCAGGGTATCTGCCATCTAATTTGTTAATGTTTTCGGCAAGAACTTCGTTTAGACTCCATCCTCCCCAAATAAGAACTTGTTGTACATACCACATTACATCACCAAGTTCAAGTTTGATTTTATGTCTTAATTCTGGTGTAGGTTTCTTTCCTTGAAAAAGTATTTTCTTTACCAAGTCTAAAAGTTCTCCACCCTCAGAACAGATACCAATACCTCCTGTCAGCAATCGTTGTGGTTGATTCCATTTAGGATCTCCATCTTGTAATGTATCTAGGTTTTCAATAAATGCATCACATTCTTTTGAGGCTTCTGATGTTACATCATCTACAAAATTTCTATGTTTTGTTATTTCTAATGTATCCTCACTACCGCCATATATGTTTAATTTTATATCTTTGGGATTAGCCATATCCATATTATTTTCTCCTTAATTAAAAAAGTTTAATAAATTAGTTTGTGTTCCATATGATTCATCAATATGCCAATTTATGGCCTTTGTGATAAACTTCAATGGTTCTACATATGATTTTTCAAACTGTTTATCATAATCGATATATTTTTGAACATCCAATTCTGAAGGACATTCTGTAAAAAATGAAAATACATTAGTTTGAAATGGGTTTGGGTTTTTCAAATAAACAAATTTGATTTTTTCACCCTCTAAAATTTCTGGATATTTCTTATCCAATTTTTTGTCTTTCAACTGATAGTTATAAAGTAGAGCTCCTTTAACGTGCATTGGACAGCCCTTCTTGAAAATACCATTTGTAGTTGACCATTTTCTTAATCCATTACATGATCTTGGAAATGCAATCATATTTGGTTTCAAATCCAACCATTCTTTTCTGAAATCCTGTATAAATGTGTTTAGTTCTTTTTCAGTTCCATCTATAATCAATTGCAAAGCATCCTTAATTTTATCTCTACATACTTGTGGAGTTGATGACTTAACCGATTCTATACCCATCATCTTGAGTTTGGGTTCTGCATACTGAACACCTTCAGAATTATGAACATTCAGAATATATCGTTTCTTTGCAGTCCAGATACCCTTGTCTGCAATAACCTCACGGCTCATAACCATCTTCTGTTCATACGCATTTGTATAGTCTGCAAGTTCTTGATACTTCTGATTGATAAATGTTTCAAACTTTTCTCTACAAATCGTATCTAAAAACTTAACTGGATCTTTCGGTTTTAGCTTTTCTATTAACGATTCAAATGTAATATAAACAGAATCAGTATCAGATGCAAGTACATAATCCACATTATCAGTTTTCAACAACTCATTTAAATATTTATTAAGTGCAATTTCTATCCATCTAATAGCAAGTTGTCCACCATATGTTACAGCCTCTGCAATTCTTATATCATAGAACCTGAAATACTGGTTGCCTATTGCACCATAAGCAGAGTTAAGTGCAATCTTGAGAGCCAACTGTTTGTTCTTGTACCGTGATATAAGATTCAAAAGTTTTGGATGTTTCGTATCCTCATATTCTTGTTCGGCCTTCAACATCAACTTCTTGGTTTCCTTACGTTCATTGTACATTTGCAATAACAACTCAGGCAAGAATCCATATTTGGTACAATCAAACAATGCACCGTTTGGAGTTATAGTTTCCTGTTTTTTCTTGAGAAAAGAGGTATCAAATGTCTGTGTAAGCATTTCATCAACACCAGGCACCGTTTTATGCATCCCCTTGATGGTTTCAGGCGAAATATTGTAGTTCATGATCAAATGAGGATACAAAGAGTTCAAATCAAAACTGACTACCCATTTGTGTAGTCCGACTTGTACATCTTTAACATATGCTCCTGCATACGCATCATCTTTACTTTTTCTGGTGATTTGTGGAATTTGAATATTTTTATCTCGCAAATAGTTGTACATAATAACATCCCACATTCTCACCTGAGAAAATACATCTGCATAATTACATTTTGCACTATAGGCCATTGTCAATATCAAGTCAATCAACTTCATCTTATCTTCAAGACGGTCTACCAATTCTACATCTTTTATGTTATAGTCAATGAACGATTGATAATCTTTTGTATACCACTCACGATAAGTGTCAAATGGATTCTCAGCCTTACGTTCTCCTAGTTCAACAAATGCAATGTGGTCTAATCGATAACTCTCTTGTGCAGAATATGTAAATTTTTTATATAGGTCAAGATAGTCTAACTGTTCAAGTCCAAACACATTATAACAAATATGTTCCTTACCAGAAATGTATACATTATCCTTATATACAGTTTTCCAAACAGATAGGCGCTTAACTTCATCTTCTCCAAATAGAATTTTAATGCGATGTATTAAATACGGTAGGTCATAAAATTTAGAGTTCCATCCAGTAACAACATCTGGCTTATTACTCTCCCAAAATGTAAGAAACTTTTTTAACAATTCAACTTCTGTATCACACTTAACATAACTTACATCTTCTCGACTATTGACATATTCTCCTATGCCAAATACTACTAACTTTTTTGATTGGTGATTCTTGATTGAGATTGAAAGAAGTTCTTCGATTGAATCTTCTACTTTTGGAAATCCATTATCAGAAGCAACCTCAATATCAATGGTTACAATTAAAATATTATCTATATTCCATTTAATATCACCTCGCCAATTATCAGAAATGTACTGAAAATTATAACGAGTCATCCCATAAATCAAATTTTGTTGATTTTCATATTGTGAAATAAATTCTTTTGAATGTTTGATGGATTGCTGTTTAACAGGAGTTAAATATTTTCCATCAAGAGCTTTGTATTGAGTTTTCTTTTTAACTGGTACAAAAAGGGTAGGCTGATATTTATTACGGGCTGTTATTCGTTCTCCGTTTCTAACTCCACGAACAAGAATGCTATTTCCGTAACTAATTACATTTGTATAATAATCCATAATATATCTATTATACTACAACAAAACGCAAATGTCAAGTTTATTATTCGTTCAACTGTACATTAGGTAGTATAATTCCAGAACCAAATTTTGAATTCCATGCATTTCTAGCAGCATCTACGGGCTGAGTTATACAAATAACCCAATCCATTTTAACTGTTACATTATCATGTTTTGCGAAGGGGGGCCAAGGTGTGAAACCTATACCTTGATCTGTGGGCATTAGTTGACAAGGGTTGGATATAATAACATCTCCACTTATTACTGTTACATCACCAATTAATTCCTCGCCGGATTTTAACTTAACCAGGCGAATATCATTCATCTTTCTTTTTACCAATATTATATTTTTGTTCTAATATCCAATCGTTTTTTTCTGTAAACGATAAAACTTTAATTTGACTTAATGGAGCTTTAGGTTCTGGTTTACCAACTAAACCTACAAGGCCCCAATCACTTAACAATCCAGCAATCGTATTTCTTCGTTCAATATCATTCTCTGTTAGGCTTGATTTTTTTCCATCCAATACAAAAAGTTCCTTAAAATGGACAATGTAATATTTGCCTTTCTTATGGAGTAAATGACAAGACTGCCATAACTTCTTTTCTCTACGAGATGCAACACCAATTCGTGATAGAGTTTCCCGAACCTTCAAGAAATCATCAGGCTCTTTTAAGGTAACTTCTAACATATCAGTTGGAGTCCAATTTAATTCTTCATCCATTTCCACCTTTATTTAATTTTGTTTCCATATAGGATATATCCTTATCTGTGAGAACATTCAAAACTTCTTTAGCTCTCTGATCACTATATCCAAAATATTCTTTCACCAATTCTAAATTCTTAATTTTCGATGTTTTAAGCCAAGGAGCAAATCGTTTCTTTGACCTAACACTATTTAGGAGAAAATGGAACTGAAGTTTGTTATCTAAACCATTGTAAACATTCATTTCATTGACTAATAGTATGGTATCTAGGTGGGGATACAGACAACGATTTGATATAAAAGGAGAATATTTTTTCTCCCACATCACATCTTCTGAGTCCATCAATGGTTCTTTGGTATGATTGATGGCATTCAGGTATTCTTTCAATTCATACATTATATAGTGTGTAAATAATGGTTAATTCTTCATCTTTTTCTATATCTCTACTAGTGACTAGAGAATAATAAGTAATTACTGATTCTTCTGGTGATTCTATTTTATGGCAATTTGGGGTATCACTATGATTGATAAATCCACCTACTGGTGTACGAATATGCCCCCCATCAAAGCCTGGGGCATAGACATGAGAAACACCTAAATGTATTCCTTTTTTAATAAGTGTTTTTGCAAATAGACCTACTCCATGAATAGGTGATTTTCTAATTTCTACTGAGTCTGGTAATGGTTTGTACATGATAATATTTATAAAAATTTCATTAGGTTACTTTCGTTCTTAGCTAAAAAGATACTACTGCTCTTATAATCAATACTTCCCTTTCTTTCAAGTTCAATATTAAATTCATCTTTTACTTCTCTTTCTACATTATCAAAAAATGCAGAACCATCCCACAATGCATCTCTACGAATCAATTCTTGACATTGTTCCCAAAGTTTTAAATATTCATCATGGTTGGCCTCGAGAAAATTTACCTTCTGTATAAAATCATTTGCATCTTTGGTTTGTAAAAATTCTGGAGCTCCAAAAATATTTTCATTGTCAGGGTCGAAAAA